TAATGAACGCATCAAGGATGGTAGTGGTCAATGGAAGGACGGAGACACCACCTACATTGACGTTGCCTGCTGGCGTAGGCTTGCAGAGGGATCTGAGTCTCTTAAGAAGGGTCAGAAGGTAATTGTCCATGGAAAGCTCAAGGGACGCTCTTTTGAGCGTAATGACGGCTCTAAGGGCTATGCCTACGAGATTGAAGCATCCGATATTGGTGCATCAATTATGTTCAATGGCAGCAATTCTACAAACGTAGAGCCAGATCTAGACAACCCTTGGTAAAATGTCTGAACGCGAGGAAGCAATAAAAGACCTTGTTAATATCTTTTCTCCTGGAAAGTTTATTTCCTGGGGAGTAGAGGATGTTTCTGTTCCTGGCGTTTCATTTTTTTCCGCAGGCGGTGCTTGTCCTGTACAAGCGGAAGGTAAATACAAAGATTACAATTTTTATTTTAGGTATAGATGGGGAACCGCCTCCCTATCTTTATCTAAAGAAGATCCAGTAGCAAATAAAGACTTTTATGAAGTAGAGCCAGTCGGGGACTCCTTAGATGGATTTCTCACAAAAGAAGAATTTGTGGTAATATTCTCTGAATTACTTGGTAGAATAGACAGGGAGATAAAAAATGGATCTTGAACTTAAGTGCATGATATTGGAAGAGTTTTCTAGAGACTTTACAGTTGGAGAACTAGATAGAGAATTCTTCTCTGACTTTGTAATTTATAATGACTTAGGGTTGCCATTAGCGCAGTCAGTAGTATACAAATTAGCTGATCTTACAGAAGAGGGCACAAGAGTAATTGAAGAAACATGGTATAACCTATGCGACCTTCTAGATCTTGATCCACTAGAAGAGTACCTGTCTCTTGATGAAATGATAGACATATATGAATTAGATTCGGAAGACGATGACTGACATACCCTTTACCTTTGGCATTATCACAGTATATGAAGACAAAGACCGTCTTCAAGAAATAATTCAGTCTATTCGTAATCTCAATATTCCAGAATATGAAATTCTTTTTGTTGGTGGTGGAGACAGCCAGGGAATTGAAGGCGACAACATTCGTAAAATAGATTTTGATGAAGAGGTAAAGCCCAAGTGGATTACTCGTAAAAAGAATATTCTTGTTCAAAATGCCAAGTACGACAATATCGTTTTGATGCATGATTATCATATCTTTGATCCAAATTGGTACGAATCTTTTAAATCCTTTGGAACAGATTGGGATATTTGTTCTTGTCCACAATACTTAATTACTGGATCTCGTAATCCTATGGACTGGTCTTTGTGGGATAAGCCTGGTCATGGCAGAGCATGGTCATTAAAATATGATGATTGGTCACAGACACAATATATGTATATATCTGGCGGTTTCTTTATTGTTAAGCGTCATGTGATGTTAGAAGAACCATTAGACGAGTCACGGGTTTGGAATGAAGAAGAAGATGTTGAATGGTCAATGCGGGTTCGTAATAAGTATGTAATGAAGTGTAACGGCAAAGCTATTGTTAGACATAATAAATGGCATAGACATGCGGGGCCACAAAGATGAATAAGCTAGTTATATTTGACTTAGATGGTGTTCTTTTAGATTCCAGGGAACTTCATTTTGATGCTCTGAATAACGCTCTCGCCATGATAGATAAAAAATATTGTATATCTACAGAAGAGCATCATTCTAAATACGACGGCCTAAGCACAAACAAAAAGCTACAAATGCTAACAGATCATAAGGGTTTACCAGAGACTACTCATGAAACTATCTGGCAAGAAAAGCAAAGAGAAACCCTCAGACTTGTAGAAGACTTTCCATATAACAAAACTGCAATCGCTATTATTTCAGAATTAAAAATACGAGGATACAAAGTAGCGGTAGCAAGCAATAGCATTAGAGATACAGTAAGAACGGCTCTTAATGCTATCGGAGTTTTACATATGGTCGATTATGTTGTTAGCAATGAAGATGTAAAATATCCTAAGCCTTTTCCAGAAATGTATTGGAAATGCATGGTGGCACTTGATGCATATCCCAGAGATACAATTATAGTTGAGGATTCGCATGTTGGAAGAGAGGCAGCGAAGTCATCTGGTGCTACACTATATCCAGTAAAAGATTCTCACGATCTTAAATATGAAAGGTTTATGGCTATGATAGATGAGGTAGATGGTCAGATGACCATACCATGGATTAATAAAGAGATGAATGTCCTTATTCCAATGGCTGGTGCAGGCTCAAGATTCGCACAGGCAGGGTACACATTCCCCAAGCCCCTGATTGATGTTCATGGTAAGCCAATGATTCAGGTAATTGTTGAGAATCTAAACATTGACGCTCACTACATTTTCATGGTACAAAAGGATCACTATGAAAAATATAATCTAAAGCAAGTTCTTAATCTTATTGCTCCAGGATGTGACATTGTTCAGGTAGACGGTATGACAGAGGGTGCGGCCTGCACGACTCTTCTTGCTAAAGAACTTATTAATGATGACAAACCTCTCATGATTGCTAACTCTGATCAAGTTATGGAATGGGATGCTAATGAGGCTATGTATGCTTTTACAGCATCGGGAGTTGACGGTGGAATAATGACATTTAAGTCTACTCATCCTAAGTGGTCTTATGCAAAGCTAGGAGATGATGGATTTGTTATTGAGGTGGCAGAAAAGAATCCTATTTCAGATATTGCTACCGTTGGAGTTTACTATTGGAAGCACGGATCTGACTATGTAAAGTACGCAGAGCAAATGATTGACAAGAATATTAGAACTAATAACGAGTTTTATGTATGCCCTGTTTTCAATGAAGCGGTGCTTGATAATAAAAGAATAAGGATTAAAAACATTGATAAAATGTGGGGCATGGGAACACCAGAAGACCTTAACTATTATTTGGAGAATTATGGCAAACAAATCTGATTACCTCAATATGCAAAATGCACACTACGAGAAATACGCAAAAGCATGGTCATTAAAATTTAGAGATCCAGTTGTTGGATCATATGATGCACATAATCAATGGGAAGACTATGACACTTACCTATTCAAAGATTTTGACACAAATGGTTTAGTGGCACTAGAATATGGATGCGGTCCAGCCAGAAACCTCATTGAGTTTCAGGATCGTTTTGCTAGAGTAGATGGAATAGATATTGCTCAAACAAATCTTGACAAAGCAAAGATTAATCTAGAGGACGCTGGAATAAAAGACTATAAGCTGTATCTAACGTCTGGAGACAATCTTGATGAAGTCGATTCAGAATCATACGATGTTGTATTTGCAGTAATATGTTTTCAGCATATATGTGTTTATGAAATTAGAGACTCTATCATAAAAGATATTTATCGTGTCCTTAAACCAGGGGGATATCTATGCTTTCAAATGGGTTTCGGTGGCAAAGAAGGAATTCCAACTGCTGGATATTTTGACAATGTTTATGATGCTACAACAACTAATGGTCATGCAGATGTTAGTATCACAAACGAAGATGATGTAAAAAATCATTTGGAAAAGCTAGGATACAAGAATTATAAATCTGATATTAGACCAACAGGGCCAGGTGATAATCACAAAAATTGGATTTGGATTCAGGTACAAAAATGATTCTTATTGCACATCGCGGAAATACTGAGGGTCCAAAATTAGATTTAGAAAACTCCCCAGAGTATGTCGATGCTGCAATAGAATCAGGATTTGATGTTGAAGTAGATCTTTGGGTACAAAAAAATAAATTATATCTTGGGCATGATAGCCCTGATTATTTGATTACTAAAGACTATTTGCTAGATAGAGAAAATTATTTGTGGGTTCATTGTAAAAATGGAAAGGCTCTTGAGACTTGCCTACATCTTGAAATGCATTGCTTTTTTCATGTGTCAGACGAATACACACTAACCAGTTCTGGGTATGTCTGGGGGTATCCAGGATCTGATATAGTAGGTCAAGACTTTATAAGTGTAATGCCAGAGTGGGATAATATTACTAGCTTTTCAGGCGTTGCAGGTATATGTTCAGATTATGTGAGGAATTATGTTTAAAGAAGTTGATTACAGCAAGCACTTTGTTATTGGAACACCGCTGGTTGGCTGGAAGTGTGATCGTAATGAAGATATGACATGGTTGCAAAATAGAATTGACATTATGAATAGGTTTAATAATGCTACCTTTTTTGCAGCATTAGAATTAGATCATCGTGGTCTAGATCCTTTTGCCAAGGTTATTGATGCACTAAACGAGGTACATGGAAAGTATTGGACCTACACAATAAATGATTACGAACAAGAGGTTACATCATCAAATAGATGGATAAGAATTGAAACTGGTCGTAATCTAGTTAGAGAGTTTGCACAAAGAAGAAGGGTCATGTCGGGGCATCATTGGGGAGAGCAGACTTCACAAGATGGAGTTGTAAACTATGATGCAGTCCTATATGTTGATTCCGATACTACATTAACTACAGAGATTATAGAAAAGATGTTTGAAATTGATAGACCACTTGTTGGTGTAGATGTTCCTGCTTATGGATTACGAGGCAAAGAAATATCTAAGAATCCTAAGATACAAGAACATTGGACAACTGCTGGTATGTTGCTGGTTAATTCTCCAGCCTATTATGATCTGCCCTGGTATCATAATGCATACTTAAATCTTAGTGATGATCCAACCTTTCAATCATTGGCAGAAAGATTGCCAGAACGTGATGCTGAAGGTAATCTATTTAATACCTATGGAATGACCTGGGTAAGAAAAGATATAAAGTCAGATCACAAGGGACAGTTGGTAGGGGTAGAGAAAAGAAAAATACCTAATAGAATTATTTAGTTCTATTGCCATTCTTATCAATGCCAAGAAGCTTTTGTACCTCTTTAACATCTTTAAATGTTGTGTTTCTTAAGGCTCCACGATCCCATGACTGAGAAAGCTCTGTGTGCATACCGTCTGGCTTTTTCCACCATTCACCATTTGCAAAAATTCTGTGACCATCTGCTGTCTTGTAACGATTAAGAATCTTATTCAAAGCTTTCTTTTCTGTTTGATTCATATGTGGCTTGCCGTCTGGTTTAAGAACGTCGTACCTAAGATCTACTGCTGTTCCAGACGCATGATTAGAATACTTGTTTACAAAGCGAGACTTCCTAAAGGTCCAACCGTCTACTGGACCCTCATTTAGTTTAAGTCTTGCTGGCATTTCAGCATTCCAATCTGCGAGAAAGGCAGCAAAAACAGGGGCAACGCCCCGTCGCAACCTAACTGTTCTTTTTGTTCCTGGAATTTTTATTGCTCTTAGTCTTGGGTCTGCCCACTTTCTAATAACGGGCCAGCCATTTAGTGATTTTGCCATACGAACATTATACACCACAACTATTTGTGATGACTATCACGACACATTTGTTCGACAACAATACAAAGTCTTGATATAATTGAGATATCCCAACAATCCCAAAAGGAGGAATTTACATGAAAACAATCATGCGTAAAATTGAGAATTTTTTCACAAACGCCACAAGCGAAGAAGAAAAGTCTCGTCGTGCAATGCACCGTGCATGGATGGTCGAAAGAGAAAAGGCCGCTAAATATGGCCCCCATCATGTCCAAGAAATTGACGCAATCTTTACTCGCGCAGGACTCTAATTATTGACATTTGTCCACGCTTCCTGTAATATTGGAGGCGTGGATAAGTCATATTTAGGGAGATTACATGCTTGACTGCAGAGGCATTCCTACGAGGGAATGCATAAATTGTGGATCAAATCTTTTTACTGTACAAGTACAGTTTGATGAAGCATACGAAATAACTTCTTATCTACTTGACTGTGAGTGCGCTTACTGTCATACTAAGCTAACTGCTCCAACACCGTTGGACCTTATCGAAATGGATTAACATGCAAACTTTTGTTCCATATGCAGACATGCATGAGTCTGCTGTTGTGCTTGACAATAAAAGACTTAATAAGCAACTGCTAGAAGGTCGTCAGATCTACAACATTATTTCAGACGGTAGAACTACAGGTGGTTGGGTTAGTCATCCAGCAGTAAAGATGTGGCGTAACCATGATAACGCTCTCTATGCATACCTTGAAAATATTATGCTAGAGTGTCAGTTTCGCGGTATTGCTACTGAAAAGAATTGGTCTGCAATTGTCAAGATGCACGAAAACAATTGGGATCGTGGCGACAATATCGTAATGCCTCCGTGGTGGGGAGATGAAAGGGTACACGAATCTCATCGTAACAATCTATACATAAAAGACCCAGAGTATTATGTAGAGTTTCGTAATGCTAATCGTGTAGCGTGTTGCGACAAATGCAACTACTTCTGGCCCACACATACGCTATACTACAACCTAGAAATGGAGAATCTAATTGAAATCTAAGAGTGACTACACAGAAGAAGATGAGCGTGCCCTGCGTGACCTGGAGAAGGCAATGGATGCCATTCGTAAGGGTGCTGGTGGAAAGGCTGGAGAGTCTTTAGAAGCAAAGTATGCAGAAGCATATAATAAATGTTATC